CCTTTTGAAGCGCACCGCCTTTATAGGTCAGAGCCTTCTCGTCAGCGTCAAGTTGCGCCGCCGACGGAACATAAAGCGAGTCGGTTCCCTGCGCGTCATTAAAGACGACAGGCGTCACGCCGAAGACAGGACGAAGCTGTTGATTTGCGCCCTTGTTTGCCATCGTGTCCTCCTAGTTTCCAGACAAGTATTTATCACCGGCAACCATCGCCATTTCCGCTTCGTCTTTTTCGTCTGCAGTAAGGTGCTGGTAGTCGCCTTCGTTCAATCCCGTTGTCGAGTTGTGCGTGTGCGTATGAGCCGCCGAAGCGTATAAACTATCCGCGTATGTTTTTAGAGCCGCCTTCATTGTAGACCATAGCGTCAATTTTGTCTTTGACGAATCGGCTTTATCAATACCGACAAACTCATCAGCGTCAATAAGCGGGTTTGTTGTTCTTTTTGTAAGGTCTTTTGCGTGTGACATCGAACCACCTACCTATCGAACTCAATCGGTTCGTCGTTATCATCAAGTAAAAACTCGCCGTCTTCGATCCAAAAATCACGGCGCCCGACGGTGAGGCGCCCGTCGGCGTCAACGGTCCCGATAAGGACGCCCGTCTCGAACGGATCGGTCCCAAGATTGCGCGATCCCGTCGACAGCCATACCGACGCCCCCGGCGTGAAATATTCCCCCAAAGAGAACGCGCCGAGGTCTGCCGCATACGCGCCACCCTCCGCCGCGAACCGTGCCTTGAACTGATTCGTCAGTTTTGACGATAACACCGCGATCTTGAACCGCGACAGGTTGCGGAGCGTCGCCGTCTTTGCGGCGCTGACCGTCCCGACGGGGACGACCCCAAAGTCGCCCCCCGCGTCAAGGCTGAATGTTATCGGTCGAACTGTCATCTATCGGGCCGCTATCGTCACGCGGACGCTGTATGTATCCTCCGGGACTTCATCTTCGCCGCCGGTCGTTGCCGCCGGATTCGTCACCGCCGAGAAGCCGGTCAACGCTTCGGTCGTGACGGTGTTCGGGTCAAGGTTATAGGCGACGCCGACTTCTTCGGCTTCGACCGCGCAATCGACTTTCCGCACCGTCGGGACGAAGACGACATCGGTCCCGGTATCCGCGAAGTCTATCGCGGCGCCGGTTGAGGTAAGCGCCAGTTTGAAACTATCAGCCGCCCGGTCCCTCATGTAGAGGTCAGTCGTCAATGTGATCCCGGTCGGGAGCAGTTGGTATTCATCGACGCCATCAGTCAGCGCCGCGACATTATCGACCGCCGTCACGCCGACGATAGTCTCGTCGAATTCGTCTATCTCATGGGCGAGGCAGTTCCCGGAAACACCACCGACGACCGCTTGAGCCGCGACATTGACCTTCCGCACCGACGGGGTAAACACCACCGACGCGCCGGTCCCGGTGAAATCTATCGGGTCGCCGCCATCGGTCAGCGCGATTTTGAAGTCGTTCGCGGCCCGCGCCACTATGTAATAGTCGGTTGTGGTATCAAGGCCCGTCGGGATATCTTGATACGCATCAGCGCCGTCGGCGCAGAGATTCGGGTTGTCAACAGCGGAGACACCCGCTATCGGGGTCGGGATCGTCGTTATCGTGTGAGCGAGGACATTCCCGGCCGTACCACCGACGACCGCCGTGATCGCAATACTTATTTTGCGAACGCTCGGTTCAAAAATGACATCTGTTCCCGCCGTGCTGAATTCGACCGCCGCCCCGTCTTCGGAAAGACTGACTTGAAAGGCGTCAGCCGACCGCGCCACGATATAGTAGTCGGTCGATTCGTCGAGTTCCGCCGGGATATCCATCGCCGCCGTTCCGCCAGAGGTATCGGCTGGATTCGTGCAATCGGTGAAATCGGTGATCGCTTGCGTCGTTATCGTTCCGGCAAGGACATTTCCGGACAATCCGGCGACAGCCGCTTCGACAGGGACTTCGATCTTGCGAACGCTTGCCGTAAAGACAACGGTATCGCCCGCGTCGCTAAAAGTGTCAACTTCTCCGCCTTCGGTCAGACTGACCTTAAAGTCGTTCGCCGTCTTTTCGACGATATAATAATCGGTTGACGCCGCGATCCCCGACGGAAGAGCAACGCCGGTGAATTGTCCTTTCGTTCCGACCGCGTAGCCGTGAGCCGCCGCCGTGAACTTATCGTCAGCGGGAACCGCCACCACCGCGAGACCGTCAGCGGGAACCGCCGTCTCGGTAGTGACCTTGAACACTATCGCCCCGGCGCTGACTTCGTCATTTACTTCGGCAACGGCTTCGGCCGCGCCAGTAAGAACGACGACGCCCGTCGCCTTGTCGGTATACGGAGCCGTGAATCGGCCCTTCGTGCCGTTTGCGTACCCGTGGCCCGCCGCCGTGAAATTATCGACATTTGGGTCGGCAATAACGGAAAGAGTTCCCGCCGGGATCGTCGCTATTGCGTCGGTCTCGAACTCTATCGCACCAGACGCAAATTTTGAACCCTGTGCTATTTCAGCCGCCCCGGTTCCCGTCACGACCGCGATCCCTGTCGCATCGACAGCCGGAACCACCGCGCCGGATATCTTGCCCTTCGTTCCGTTCGCGTACCCGTGAGCGACCGCCCCCATCTTTTCGGTATCGGGGTCGGGAACGATAGCAAGCGGACCCGTCGGGATCGTGACGGTCTCGGTCGCCTCGTACTCTATCGCGCCATTATAGAAAAGGTCGCCTATCTCGACGAGGGTTTCCCCAACGCCGGTGACGAGGAGAGTCGTCGTCGCCTTCACCGCCGCCACGATTTGCGCCGTCATCCGGCCGACAGTACCATTTGCGAACCCATGAGCCGCCGCCGCGAGGACATCGGTGTCAGCATCTATAACGACGGGAACGCTCCCGGAGGGGACCGTCACTTCTTCCGTCGCCTTGAAATTGAGGGCGCCACCGCTGACGATATCGTCGACCGCTATCACCGCCGCCGCCGCACCCGTGAGCCGGACCGATCCGGTCGCTTTCTCGCCGGGGTCGTATATTGATTCGCCGCCCTTGAAATTGACGACGAGGAGACCGTCGGTGATCGATCCTATCGGGTAGGGGACCGCTTCGAGGCTATCCCATCCGACGCCGTTTTGAACAGCGGAGACCGTCGCCCACACGCCGCGCCGGATCGAAGCCGCCGCCCGTTTGACGGCGTTCGCGATATTGCCACCCATAACGACCGGGACGGCACCCTGCACCGAGATTCCTTTCGCCTTGATCTCGACAGCGGTGTCGGCGTCATGCGGGAGGTTCACATCGGCCACCGCCTCGACCGCAAGTTCAAAACTATCGTATCGGCTGAAATCGATCAGCCCGGTCAGATCGACGGTCTCGACGAGCCCCGCGTCCGGGACGATAAAGACATGGGAATACACCGCGCCGCGTTCCCCGGTATTCGTTCCGCAAAGAAACAGCGAGACTTCTTCCGTGCCGACGAACGCCGTCGCCATCGTCGCGAACTCCACCACGCGGCCCGTCACGATAACGATAGACGGGTCGAGCCAATGCCGAACGCCGCTTGCGTCGACATAGTAACCGCCGAGGACACCCGCCGCCGTCAGAGGGACACCCGCTGACACCGTGACGGTCTTCGTTCCCGCGTTTGCCGTCGCCGTAAATTCGCCCCGAAGCGAAGAGAGAACGCCCGTTCCCATAACCTTCGCCCAAAGCAATTGAACCCAAAGGAGAACTGCGTTCGTCATACTGACCTCCGTCTAATAACATCGTACGCCCGGAACCTATTTTTTTCCGTTTTCAATATCTTCGTGATCCACATCTTGAGCGCATCGGTCCCCGTCAGCCGGACGAGCCGCCCGTTCTTCACGGCGAACTGTCCCGGCGCGACGACGGTCCCGTCTGTCATCGTCACATTTTCCGGCCCCATATTGAGAAACAGGGTTTCCCCTACCGTCACGGTTCCCGCAGGGGTTACCGGATATTCAAGACTTGCGCTTTCGGGTATTGTCACGCTATCCTCCGCGCCCAATCAAGGACGAAAAAGGTTCCGGCGTCTGCCGTCGGGATCAGTATCATTTCGTCGTTCTTCTTCATCGTGTTTTTGAACTTTATCGCGCCTTTCCCGGTGAACTTATTATTCGCGACCGACCAATCTTTCAAGGTGTGATCGTGCGTCGGGTCGTCAATAGTTAAAGGAATAGAACAGGTCGCGGAAGGCGGCGACGCGACACCGGTGAACGCCCCGATAAAAGGTGCCGCAACAGGCGGTATCGGCGGAACGGCGGGGGCCGGGTTCCCGTACTGCGTCCCCGTCGCCGACTTGTTCGTCGTCCCTGCGAAAGTCCCGTCGTCGGTGTCGAGCGTTATCTTCGACAGTTCGTCCGCACCTTCCGAGGCACCGGCGCTGTCTTTCGTTCCGGCGATTATTTCGAAGTTCCGTTTCTCGTCGGGCATCACTAGCGACCCAAAGATCAAGTTCTCTTTGCGGAGAATGATATTGCCGAATATCTTGATCTCGATATTCGGAGGATCAGCGACGACGGTCCCGGTGATTATGCCGATTCCCGGCTGATTTTCCCGCGCCTTCATCAAGGCCGCGAGATCCTTCAACGCTCTGTCGCCACTAGCGGACATCGCCGTCAACCCCCAAAGATAACCGCATTTTATGGACGCCACCCTCGAATATATGTTCACACGACCGAATGAGGAACAGACCGTCGATCCCGGAGACGGGTTCCGTTATGGGGAACGACTTCCCGGCCCGCGCGAGGCTGTTGCCGAGACATTCAAAACTGACATCTTCAAAGACGCGGTTCATTTTGGCAAGCATCCGTTGAGCCGCCGCCACCGCCGCCGCTTTATTCTCTAGCCGTATCGTGACGCCTTTCTCTGCCTTCTCTTCGATCACTTCGGAGAGCGTCCCATACTTCGCTATAGATACCGAGTCTTTCGCCTCGAAGGTGTCGCCCCAATGCGACAGCGCCGTCGAATAGTGAAAGAAGACCTTGACGCTGTTCTTCGTCTCGGCTATGGACCGGCGCCGGGTCACCGTCTCGACGACATCGTCTATCGACAGCGCGAGGCTTTCCCGGTCATTCGCGGAAAGGTAGAACTTCATTTCGATAGGTAAGATTTCCCGCTGGTCGAGGTGGAACCCCGCTTTTCTCATTTCGTAGTGGTAGACGCCGCCGGACTTCTCTTCGACGATTGCGAGGATCGCTTCGATGATCTCGACGCCGGTCTTGTTAATGTAGATTTCTTTTATCGGTGTAGACATCGGGCGGATATACGATATCGGGAGGCCGTATTGTTCGACCACCTTCCGAATACATTGGTCCGCAGATATACCGACAACCGGCCCGCCGAACTGGATAACGATCTTTGATTTCGTAAGATACCACGCGGGATCGAACGCCGTGAACCGTTTGACCGTCTCCCCGGCCCGCTCCTCTTCGATAATAACGCCTTTGAATAGTTCCTCCCCTGTCTCGGTATCGCTCACTAGGATCGTATCTCCGAGGTCGAGGGGTATCGTCGGGAACTCCGGGTTCGCGGAGTTATACCCGAACTCGCAATCAAAGGAGTCCGCCACCTGTCCGATATCGGATTTCAGCGACCCGCGCGAAAAAACTTCGGTCAGATCAACGAGACCGCGTTCGGCGGAGACTGCCTTGATCGTCACTTCCGACATTAGAACAACCCTCCGTATTTCGGAGAGATAGGCCGGAATTCCGCGAAGGTCAGTTCGACATCGTAGTCGCCCGACGGTCCGAGTGTGTAGGAGAAATCCGGTATCAAGGAAACGAGTTGAATTTTCCGATCTGGTATCGTCAAGACGACCGGCGTCCGGGCATCGCGCCACGCCTCGATCTTCTCGATGAAGTCGTTCGGCTCGAACCGCAGGACACCGACCGCCGCGAGAATTGTCGCCGCTGTGACGCCCACCATCGCCGGTGGTGCGTTCTGGTCGAACTCGTAGAACTTCGACGGAATGAAGGTCTTGATCGATATCCGCTTGAGACCACGCCGCCCAGCGATATTGATCTCGCCGTTCGCCGCAGTATCAGCGACGACATTCTTGAACGGTGAATCAATGGGGATATTCTGCGGGGTCACACCGAGAAGCAGATAGTCGAGCGGATTCGCTTCGTCACTTATGAAAACTTTGTAAGGCGGTTGCCAGACTTGCGTCGAAAGGTTCGCCATTATCCCACCGCGTTTTGAATTGCGAGTTTGAGCCGGGGGACCATCTCGGAAAGGATATCGTCAGTCGACCGGCCAACGCCGTTGACATTCACCACCACCGACACCGACCGATCACCGGCGCCGCTATCCATCGCCCGCGCTTGCGGGGAAGAGAGAACCCGTTCGCCCTTGTGAAGATTCGCGACATAGTTATCGCGGGGAACCGAATACAGACCCGCCGCATGAGAGCCGTCAACCATACCGTTCCGCGCCGCCGTGTTGTTCCCTATCGCGAAATGAGCCTCGGATAGACCGACGGCAAGGCCGACCGTTTTTATCGCGCCACCGATCCCGCCTATGAGGTCAACTATCGGTTGCAGATACGGCCGCACCGTCGCCCAAAGGTCGCGGGCATAATCGCCTATTGAAGAGAAAAACGCTTTGATCGCGTCCCTGCTTTCCCATATTTTCATCCCGAGGTAAGTCAACACGCCGACCGCCGCCCCGATCCCGACGACGAGCATCCCGACGGGGTTCGCTGTCATCGCGCCATTGAGCGCCCATTGAGCGAGGGTCAACCCGGACAGGAGATAGGATTGCGCCGCAGTTATCGCGCCCCACGCCGCGAACCCGGCGGTCACACCGGCAAGCGTACCGATCAAGAGCGCCTTGTGATCCGTGACCCACGCGATCCCGTCGCGAAGCATCGTCAGCGCGACCACTATCGACCCGCGAATCACTTCCCCGACGGTGGACGCCTCGACCCCTGTCAACCCGAACGCTGTCTTCATGCGGAGCAGTTCGTCACCGATTGCCGAGACTATCGGTTTTACATCGGCCTTGAGGAAGGCAACGAACGCCGTCCCGCTGGCGATAAAAGAGTCGACCGCCGACATCGCCGTTTCGAGAGCCGCCGGGAGGACTCCCGCGACCGACCCAAGGATCTTCGCCTTGACCGCCTCGAACTTCGCGCCGACGACTTCCGCCGCGTCTCCGATCGCGTTCGTGACTTGAACCGCCTTTCCCGCGTCCGTCTTTACAAGAGCCGCGTTTACGCCGCCGAACCGCTTTTCTAGGATACCCGCAAGAGCCGCCGCCCGTTGCGACTCCGTTCCATACTTAAAAATTTTCTTCTGCGAGTCGTTGAGAATTATTCCGTATCGGGTAAGAATCGTCGTTTGACCGGCCATAGCCCGCCCCATGAGTTGCGAGACGCCGACCATATCCTCGCCCGTCGCCTTATAGCCTTTCGTCGCCGCGACCATATCAGCAATGCCGGGAAGAAGTTTTTGAATAGCGGACGACTGCAATTTATACGAGGAAAGAGCCGCCGCCCCCGCGATTATCGAATCGTCTTCGACGACGCCTTTCGCTTGCATCGCGGACGCGAGATTCAAAACGCTCCGCGCCTGTTCTTCCGTTGCGCCTTTTGTCACAAGGAAAATTTGCCGGAATTTCGTCTCCATTTCGATCTGTTTTGCCGACGCGGAGACCGAGAAGTCGATCGCCCGCTTCAGCGCACCAAACGCGAGAACTCCAGCCGCGACGCCTACTATCGACCGGACGAGGCCCCGCATCGAAGACGCCGTTGAATCAGCCGCCGACTTCTCGGAGCGCAAAGCCGAGGTTGTCGCCTTCGTCTGTCCCTGCAATTTCTTTTGATTGTCAACCGCCGACGATAATTCCGAGCGGAACTGTTTCGCATCGAGCCGAAGTTTTGCGAGTACGCCCGCCATTGAATCAGCCTCCGCCGTTCTTTCGATTCTCGTCCCGTTCCGCGATAGCCGTCGCGAGAACGAAGGCCCGTTCCTGTCTCCCGAGTCGCCCGATCTCCTCGAACCGCCAACCCTTTCTTATCAAGTAAGAAAAGAGGATCCCGTCAGCGGTCGAGGTTATCAGTTTTTTATCGTCTCGATCTCCTTTACGCCGGACCCGTCATAGCCGCCGAACGACATGATCGTTTTTGCGAGGTGCGCCCGGTCGCCCTGCCGGAAAAGAACCTTAACGAGTTCGTCCGGGGTCGGAACGCCGAACTTGCCGAGGAGCGCCGGGTCTTTCATCGACGGACTGACGATACATTCCGCGACGAGGTGCGCGTCTCCATCGGAACCCGCGCCTTCATCGGCGCCGAGTTTGAGGCTGTCTTCCATCTGCGCGGCTGTCGGCTCGATGATCTCGACCACGCCGAACCCGACGATCTCAAGTTTCTTTCTCTTGCGGTCTTTCTTTTTCAGTTCATCGGCCCGCGCCAAAAGGTCGGCAACGGTCACGACTTGCTTCTCTGTTTTCATGGTAGCGCCTCCTCGGTTCGTGTTATATGCTGTCGGCCGACACAATCGTATCGGGAGCGTTCACGCTCTCGACGCGGAAAGTGAAGGGCCATTCCTGCTCCATGAGCGCGGTCGCGTCGCTATCGACCAGCGTCAATTTGTCGAACTTCACGCCCGACAGGGTGATCGTTTCCTTCCCGTAGGAATCGGGGTCCGCGACATTGACGACGATCAGCGCTTCGGGGTCGAGGCCCGCTTTGTAGGAGGTCAGCAGATCAACAAGGCCGCGACTGAATACCTTTGCGATCTTGAAAGTACCGACACCCTTGAGCGACTTCACCTTCGACCCCATCGATAGCGCCCCGGCCATCTGAACATCTTCCCGGCTGATTTCGATCTCCGCCTTGAACGCCTTGAGTTCGGATATCAAAGCGCCGTCCCACCACATACGGACGAACCGACCGTGAACGATCCGTTTTTCGTTGACTTTGTTCTGTTCCATAGTATCGGCCCTCCCTTACATTGAGATTTCGAGTGTGAGGTCTTCCATCGCATCGACCAAACGGACAGACGCTTCGAGGAGGACTTTCGACCCGGTGTTGTATTCCTTGATTTCTTGGTCGGTGTACTCGCTCGGGTCTTCGCCGTCGACGATCATCAAAGCCCGGTGGAGCGTCAGCGAGATAGCGGCGAGGTTCGCATACCGCTTGTCGAGGACGGAGGTCCGGGTCAGCCCTTCAAAATAGACATTGATCGCCGCGATAAAGTTCATCTTGTTGTCGTAGTCGTTTATGATCTTGCCGACATACGAAGTCTCAAAGGTCGAACGGATATCGTCGCGGATCAAGTCTTTGCCTTCGACGATCTTTATCTTCCGGTTGTCTTCGCCATAGGTGGCGGTGAAGGTAGTCGCGCTATTTACGCCGCGGGCGATCTTCCACGATTCACCATCGAAGACGAGGATCAGTTTCCCGGCATTGATATCAGTCGCCGGGTCAGTCGACGCGACGGCGTCCGTGACTTCCGATATCACAAGGTAGGTACAGGACCGCGACAGCGAAAGACCGGCGAGGATACCGGCTATGCGCGGGCAGAACTGCTGCTTCGTGTAGGTCGCGGCGTTCGCATAGTTGTTGTCTTTGGTCACGACTTGATCCGTCTGGAAGTCGATCACGCCTTCGTGGTCCGGGGCGCTAGCCGCCGAGACGACGGCTTTCACCGTCATGTAGTCGGTATTGCGGCGGGCCGTGATCCAAGAAACAATGGTCCCCGTGTCGGTGTTATCAGCGAACGGAGCGCAAAGGTAGTTGAATTTGAGGGGTTTCGCCACCGCAAGACAGTTCGCCATCGTGAGAACATTGGGATTGAACACGACAGTCGTTCCGTCGGTGCTGAATTCGACCACCGAGCCGCCTTTCGTGAGGCTGACTTGAAAGGTATTTTCCGCACGGTTCACGATATAGTAGTCGGTCTCAGCCGTGATCCCGGTCGGAAGTTCCGCCGCCGTGAACTGACCGACGACGCCGTTCTGGTAGCCGTGAGCCGACGCCGTGAATGTTTCGTCATCCGCTTCGGCCACTACCGAAAGAGGAGCCGCAATCTGTTTGCGGACCACAATCACGCGGACCGGACGGCCTTCAAACGCCATCTTGATATAGGCTTGATTCGCGGCGGTATAGTACGCCGCCACGATCTCGGACGAATCTCCGAGAATGTCGGTGTACATATGCGCCCCCGCCGGGGTCGCTTCGTCCACGATCAGACACACGATCCCGCGTTCCGACCGTTCGATAGCGGTCAGCCCTGCGGTCGTGAATGAGATCAAAATTTCGGGAAGTCCCATAGTCATGTCGGTCTCCTTCGGTTGTTATCAGTCGCCGCCTGTCGGTTCGGTATCGCTTGCTATATCGAACGCACCCGCCGCCGGGTCCGTTGCCGCCATCTTGAACCATTCCATCAAATCGTAGCCGGTCGCCATCGACGCGGTGTCGAGCAGTTCGTCGAACTCAAGGTCGAACCGGAAGACGAGAACATCGTCGACGACTTCACCACGGCGCCGCCAGAGCGACAGTTTGCGGGTCGTCGGTGTCGCAAAGACCAGCGATTCCCCGATCCCGGTGAAGTCTATCGCCGCTCCCGCATGAGTGAGCGCCACTTGAAAGGTGTCCGCCGTCTTGTTCACGACGAAGTAGTTCGTCGCCGCCGTGAGGCCCGTCGGGAGACTTGTCCCGGAGAACTGACCGACGACCCCATCGACGAGACCGTGCGCCGTCCGGGTGAAGGTGTTCGCCGTATCGTCGGCTGTAACGGATCGACCGTCGGACGCCGCCGCCGTGAAAGTGATCGTATCGCCAAAGACTTTTTTATTGAGTGTATGGAACGCCAGCCAAGCGAGGTCGGTTATCGTCATACTGTCGGAATGAGCGGGGAAGAACCGCAGGGTCGCCGTTATGCCCCGCGTTTCGTGATACATACCCGAAGCATCGGACGCCATCGCGAAAGACAGGTGGAAGAACGGTTCAACGGTTCCGAGTTGCGGTATCTTTTCCGCAAAGACTTTCGCGCCGGGGATTGCGATCTGTATCGCGTCGATGATCCCTTTCTTGAGGACGGCCGGGGTTATCATTCGAGACCGATCCGGCGGACTTCCGCTTCAATGAACTCTTCCATCTTCCGGCTCAATTCCCGGTAGAACCGCGACACGCTGAAATCGAGCATCCCCACGCCGGGGACATAGCCGACGGTTTTCCCGGCTTTCGTCACGATCCGGTGACCGTGTTCGACATGATCCGCATAGTCGACGGGATTCGAGATTTCGAGTTCGACGACATCCTCGGCAAGCGTGACGGCTTTCACCTTCCACGAACGCCGAAGCAGTCCCTTGTCGACCGGGGTGTCGGCTTTCACCTGTGCCAGTATCGCCGCGCCTTCTTTCCGCATAAAATCGAGGAGTCCGACTTTTTTCAGCCGTTCCAATTTCTTCACGAAATCCTTGTCGTCTATTGAGAAGACGGTCTCCGCCATTTTACGCCCGCGCCTCGTCATAAAGGGAAGCCGTCGCCTCTATATGCGACGGGTATATCGACAGCGAATCGAGGACGACCCGCTTCGTCGAGCCATTTTCAAGGGTGACGACGCACCGATCCCCGACCTGTAGGTCTTCGTCGTGCGCCGCGAAAAAGGTGTTCCCCTGCGCGATCTTCTTTTCCGCCTCTGTTTGTACCGCCGACCCCTGCTTCATCGACAGGGCGCAAGCGATAGCGCCGACGGCAACCCGTTTCGTTGCCACCACGCCGGACCCGTTCGAGGAGAGGTTGACCGCCGCACCGCCCAAAGTCAAAGAGACTTGAAAGTCGTCGGTCGCCTTGTTCACGACGAAATAATCGGTCAGCATGGCGAGACCACCGGGAAGCGCCGTCGCGGTGAACCTTACCTTGTCTCCGTTGACGAGACCGTGCGCCGCCGCTGTGAACTTCTCCGTGTCTTTGCTTGCCGTGACCGAGATCACCGTCGAATCCTCTTCAACCGGGGCGAAGGTCTGCAAAGTCTCGCCGGTCGTCGGGGACAGCGATTCCCCTTTCCGATACACGACAGCCGTATGAAACAGCGTCGTCGCGAATATCGACCGTTCGAACTCGATAGTCATTTCGTCCCTCTATTCCTCTTCTTACGTGCCGCTCGGATTCGGGGCGAGGATCGTTATCAAGCAATAGGGTTTCAGCGTTTCCTTGTCGGCCTTCGTGAAGTCTTCAATCGAGACGCCACCGAACCCGACACCCGCGCCTTCACCCGTTGCGAAGCCGGTCGAGAAGTCGCCCCGCTTCACGCTCGACACCTGTCCCTGCATCCCCCCGGTCGCCGCCTGTCCCATGCCGTTGAACTTCGCGATCACTTTATCGATCACGAAAGTTTCAAGGGCCGTCGGCAGTTCCGCTTGTCGGGTATAGCCGAGAACCTTATTCGTCACCGATAGGATCAAGTGATCGATGATAGCGATCTTTTGAGTCTCGCTTTCAGCCACGCCGAGGAGTGCTTGAACCGTCGCGGTTATCGTCACGGCGTCCCCCTTACTTCTTCTTTGACTTCTGGCCGGTCTTCTTCGGTTCGCTGGTCTGCTCTTTCACCGGGGCCGCAACGGGAGCGACAACGGGAGCGACGACGGCCGGAGCCGGGTCTGCTTTCTTTTCAGCCACCACCGGAGCCACCGGAGCCGGTTTTGTTTCCGCAGTTTTCGCGACATTCAGAGTCCCGATACAGCGCGGGTAGTGAATAACATAAACTTCCGGTGAAAGGTCGATTCCGCATTTATCACAACGCATCCGATCCTCCTCTTCGTTTCTCCTCCGGGACATGAGCGCCGGGGCCGGGTGTCGGCAGAGTTAGAGAGGACCGACACCCGTTGAACCCGGCTATCTTGCCGAGGAGGCATTTTTTTTACCCGAGCAGACGCACCGCCAGTTCGGGATACAGGGTCTTCACGCCGTAAAGCGTGTCAAGGGACATGAGGTTCATCTTGTGCTGTGCGTCGTAGCTCATCACGCAACGAACGGCGATCCCTTCGGCCATCGCCACATAAGCCGACGCGGAGGTCGCGCCGAGCGGCAGGGCGAGGGGACGGTTGACGAACGCAAAGGCGTTCTTATTGAACATGAGGTTCGCGACATGAGCCTTCGCGGTCTTGTCGGGGAACACGACGGCGTCGTCGACTTCGATCTGCGCCTTGAGCGCGGGATAGATAGCGACGGTCGCGACATTGGAAACTGCGGCGACGCCAGCGGTGGCGACATACTGATAAGCGCCGATCTGGAGGATATCGCCTTTCTCAATGCGGTCGGTCGCGCCGGTGCAACCCTTGATCGCTATCGAGGTGGCGCCGACTACCGCTTGCGCGTTCACTTTCGGAGTCGTCGCGGTCGGGACCACGCCCGCCGTATGGACCTTTATATTCTGCGACATAAAGGAGTCCATACCGAGCAGACGGCCGATACTGGCCTCGCGGAGAGCGTCGGTCGATCCCGATTTTTCCGCATTGGCAAGCGCGGCGATAGTGACGAGTTTCGACTGCGAGGTCGGATTCATCACGAACCGGCGATTCGACACCGGGCATTTGTTGTTGTTGAGAACCAGCATCCCGAGCGCGACATCCTCAAGGCTGTCGGCCGGGGCGCCGCTGACACCCGCGAAGTAGGGAACATCAATATATAGGCCGCAAAGGTCTTGGTCGATCTTGTCGGTGAGCGCCTGCACCATACCATCAAGAACCTGCACGCCGAAATCGGGGAGGTCGAGCGACAGTTCTTTCGCGGTGATCTCGACGCTGACATCCGCGATCTTGTCGAGTTTCACGGCAACGGAACCCTCGGTCACATTCTGCGCGACGATATCAGTCGTGAATTCATTCGCGGTGAATACCGCAGGACGGCGCACGGTAACGGTGTCGCCAATCTGTTTGAACTCTTTCGCGAAGTCGGTGTGAACAAGACCGGACATCACCTTATTCGACAGCAAGCGGACAAGCGCCTCCTGCGCGACGATCTGCGGGGTGATAAGGGTGTTTGTCGTACCGAACAGGAAAGGAAGAAGCATCGCCACCGAAGCCGCATCGACCGGAGCCGGGGCCGGGTTTCCCGTCGCCATACAAGCGACACACGCGAACAGCACGACGGCTATCGCGAGAATGAAAGAGAGGATTCGTTTCATCGTGATCTCCTTGATCTGTTGTTATCTTTTCTTTTGCCTCGCCGCCGCGAGATATTCCGCATCGGTGAGGTTTTTCTTTTCTTTGTGTTCACCGTCTTCCGGCTTCGGAGGCTGAACCCCTGCCGCCTTGAACCGCTTCTCGACTTCCGCCGTGACGCGGGCATTGACGATCTCGTCGAACTTCGACAGGAACGAGCCGAGACGGGCGTCCGTCTTTTCGTCGTCTTCCGCGACCAGCAGTTCCACGAATTCCGACGGAAGGCTTTTCTTCCCGAGTTCGGTCGATACCTTGAACCGGCGGTCTTTGAACGCGGAGTCGCGTTCCGTCTTGTCGATCTTCTCCCGCAGTTCACGGATCGCTTTCTGGTCCTCGGTCTCCATCGGCGCGAGTACCTTTCGGAGTTCGTCTTCGTGCGCCTTGAGTTTCGCCGGGAGGGTCTTTTCTTCATAGGTGCGGATTGCGCCGGTGACGCGGGCGTCTTCCCTCGACTGAATGAAAGTCTTGAACGCGGGGTCACTATCGAATAGCGGTTTAACGCCGTCGAGCGTGATCGCCGGGGCGAAGCGTTTCACAAGTTCGGCAACGAATCCCTTGACCTCGTCGCTGTCCTTGCCTTCGTCAATCGCCTTTGAGACTTCTTTGAAATCGACGGGACCGAACATGAACGGAACGAACGCCGCCATCTGTGACGGGTCCGCCGTAACTCCACACGCCGCGCATACCACGCCCACGATCAGCAGGAGAACCGTCGCGACAAGAAATCCCGAACGGTTCGACATGAGAACTTTTGATTCCTCGATCTTCGTCTTCATCATCTTTCCCCTTATTTTTGGCCCTCCCGGTTCAGCGAACTTTCGCCGCCCCGACGAGTTCCGTCGTTGTCGGTTACGCCGTAAGAATGTATAATCTGAAAGAAATTGCAAGCATTTTATCAAAAATCTTTTTCAAAGGTTGTCTGCCGCCCACTCTTCATAAGTTTGGTAGGAGTCCATCGAATACGATTTCCCCGTCTCAAGGTCGCGGGCGATACGAGACGCGACGCCACCGTCGACATAGGGGATCGTGGTCGAACGACAATTCCCCGACCAAGTGACTTGACCGTTGAACTTTACGAACAGAGTATTCCACTTTTCAAGTTCAACGCAAAACACCGTGTCGGTATACGGGACCGTGATCCGGTCTATATTTTCAACCGCCGCGTTCAGCGTCGAACACTCCCGGACGATATACATATCGAAGTTTTGTTTATACCGTCCGTTGAAGCAAGGTTTCCCCACGGTCTTTTGAATATGGATTGACGGCCGCTTTCCTGCTTTCGATATCACTTCGGCCAAGTCATCCGCAAGACGCTTTGAGGTGGTGAAAAAAGAACGCTGTTCGTTCGACGGATAGTCACCAAACGGACGGTTCTTCTTTGTCGATCCGTCGGCCATAGAGTAGGCATCAAGAAAGATATTGAGCCACTTCGGAGAAAGTTCTTTTATCGAAGCGGGGATTCTCTTCACATTGCATTTTCCGAGTCGGTGAAGTCCTGCTCCGACCTCGTATTCGTAACACTTTAGCCCGGTCGATACTTTCGTCACCGGGAACGGGAGCCGCCGGAGTTCATCAAACATCGCGTCTATATGCGTTTTCTGTGCTATTGAAACGGCATAACTATTTTTTTCTTTTATCTTTGTCGTCGAGCCGTCGGAAAGATACCACGCCATAAAGTGAAGAAATAACCCGGTCTCGATATTGTACCCGGCAAACTTCATCGTCGGACGATCCTCTCCTTTCCAATTGATCCCGCGCCGAATACGGTTCCCCGACTTTGGCAGTTTATCGGCATCGACAAAGCGAGGCCGTCCCGCGCCGTCCGGTCTCACATACTCGACAACCATCTTATGGCCGGGTGTCACCATCAAATCGAAAGAGTTATGCCGGAAGTGAATCAGTTTATCCGTTGGGACATCGCGGAACACTTTCTTCGCCGCAACGAATCCCTCTTCCCCGGTCTCCATATCGAACGAATAAAACTTTTCGTCGCCCGTCAATTCGTCGAACCGTTTGAACCCGGCCGCTGTCAAGACTTCGGTGTCCCGGTGATAACAATTCGGGTGCATCGGAGGATAATTCACGCCCTCTTGTGCGTCGGATACATTGAACACCTCGCCATCGAGCGCCGCGCAGATATCGGAGGTCGAGTCGTCGAGCGTCGCCATGAACTGATATTGCTCGACGCCGAGTTCTTCGTAGTCATCCTTGACCGCCGTCTCGATAGCGTTCGCGACTTCCGTCCGCACGATCCGTAGGGCCGAGGAGCGCCCGGATTCGATTCCCTGCCGGAAAAGCGCTGTCGCCTTCGGTAGACTATACCCGCCCGCCAAAGACTGCGTCAGCGTCGTTTTGAGGTTCGATATCAGCGCCGCTTTATTCGTCCAAAGTCTTTCGGAGAAATTCTTTCCCATGAGCGGCAGTTTTATCATCTTTGCGACCGCTTTCTCCGGGACCGCCGCGAGGCTTGCGTTTCCCCTGCCGACTGCCTTCGCGGTATCGAATCGGAACCGAAGCCGTGATTCCCGATAACTTGCGCCGACCGCTTTCTCGACGGTCTTCATGTTCTCCCCGGTCATCCGAGAGACCGACGCATTGAGGGACAGCGCCAAGTCGTCGAACCGGGTGATCCTCGACTTCATCGACAGCCGGGATATCTCCCGCATGATATCGGCGTCGCCCGACTTCGAGAACTCTTTATAAAGGGATTTCAGACGGGACCGGATTCCCCGCATTTCCGTTGCGTCAAGTATCGTGTAGGCTTCCGCGAGGCTGATCCCCTCGGTCTTCGCAAAGCGGGCATAAAGCGACGCGACATCCCGGCTGATCTGGTCCATTGTCGCGGTGGCGTTCCGGGCGATAGCGGTTTCAAACTTCCCCGCCTTTTTCCATATTGCGGATTCCCGCTGTTCCGCCCGTTGTTTCCAGTATTCCGCAGAGGTCAAAGACACCCGGCGCCCCCCTTATTGAGAACCGTCGCCGCCGCCATCGTCTGCCGGGTTCGGGTCTTCATCGTCCGTAGCGGTGACCGAGTAGTCGCCGTCCGCGATCTTCTCGTCGCGTTCTTTCTTCATCTGTATGACTTCGGCGTCCGGGTCTTTTATGAACGACAGCCGGGACAGCCGGGTCCGGTCGCTTATCACGCCGACGAGGTTTCTCTGTTCCTGCGATTCTTCCATCGCATTGACGGGAATATTCCGGGTGAACACGAACTCGATATTGAGCGGATCGAGACTAGCGACGCCGGTCTTTTTACCAGCCGCGGCGAAGACTGCTTTCCACATCTGCCGGAAGGAGGTCCCGAGTTTGAGTTCCATCGTCTGCGCTTTCGTCTCAATGTTCCAGAGTTTGAACGCTATCGCCATCCGGGTGAGATTGCCGTAGAAATTGGAGTCGGTGAAATCGACCGACTTCGCAAAGCGAATGATATTTTTCTCAAGTTTTGTGAGGAGATTGCCGACCGGCGAATCGTTGAATGTCTTCGTCAACCATTTGATATCGGCCTCCGCCGGGAGCGCAATCGCGCCGGTCTGCCGCATGAGGTCGACTTGCGCCTGTTCGATAACGCCACCCGTTATGAGGAGATATGCGAGACGGAAAGTCTCGATCTCCGAAGAGTAGTCCGAGACCGCCCGGTCGTATGCGTCGATCATGGGGAAGACCTTGTCGCAGTCTCCGAGCAGTTCGTCGTTGTTCCGTGACACGATCACCGGGACCACCGGGGCGAATAGGTTCACCGTCTCGGTTGCGCCGTCGGTGCGGGCCGTTTTGTCTTCCGTGAACGCCGCGCCGTCTTCAAGTTGAACGAGATAATAGACCATGTCCGGGGTGTAGTATTCCGCCTTCGTCTCGATGATCTCTTTCGTCTTGCCTTCGCCGTCGGTGACCGTCTTTTTCACGGTCCAGTAACGGATCGCCTCGACGACTTCATCGCCCGCTTGATTCATCTTTGCGATAATGTTCCACGGATTCACGATCATCGCGCGGGTATTGCCGTCGGGGTCTACATAGAGGAGACGTGCCACGAACCCGCAGATCGACGCCTTTTTCACGGTCTCGCTGTCGAGGTCAGCGAGGTTATTCCGGCGACTGAACTCCCGGATCACCGCCGCCGCCGCCTTGTTCTCCGCCTCCTTCTCTGCCTCGCCTTCTTTCTCGGAGGTATACTTCACGAATATCGGTTTTCCGACAAGGTATCCGACCTTCGTGTCGACGACATCACCGACGAAGTCATTATTGAGCCGGTTGTCGACTTTCTCGTATGAAGGCATAACGCGGTTGAATATCGGGACGCCCGCAGTCGAGGCTTTGTATCGCTCGAACTTCGCGGATAACGTCGCCGCATTCGCCTTGTTCGCTTCGATCTGTTTCTTGATTTCTGCTATCTGTGCCGCTGTGAGCGCCATCGAAGACCCCCTAAAAAAACCGGGAAGCGGCGCGGCCGTTTATATGCGAGACGCCGCCTCCTCGGATTCGTGTCTTTGACACCTCGCCGTGTCGAGGAGGAAAACCCATGCGCCGAAAGAATAGTGGAACTGAAAGGGATTGCAAGGAAAATTATTGACAGCGGACTTTTACTTCGGATCGATACCAGCGACGGGAACCGGGACCACTTTCTTCGGGCGCCCGCCTTTCTTCCCGTTGCGCCGCGACGCTTCGGACTTCTTCTTTGTCTTTATCGACCCGAGGATTGACCCCAGAGACCTTTTCTTTTTCACGGCTTCACCTCGCTTTTAACTGCCGGTGATGCGGTTGCGGCTTCTCTGTTCTCTGCCTGCACAATATATCGCAACGCCGTATGGTGACGGCTCTCGTTGGGAAACTTACACGCTACGGCCATTATGAGTTCGTTATAATTGCGCTTCAACTCGGCGTTCTCTTCCGACAACTTCTGCGCCACTTCCCATATCGTGCCGTTGGGATCGCGCAACTCAAAGCCGTGCGCCTTATTCTCGTCTATTATGCGCTGTTTGAGCGCGGCGTTTTCTAATTCAAAGATGCGCTGTTTGAGCGCGGCGTTTTCTGATTCAAATTCTCTGCAATGCTTCAAAACAAGTCTTACCCCTTCTTGTACTTGCGTTGATGGCTCGTCAGGTGTTCCGCATACCATTTTGCCGTTGCTCATCAAATTCATCACATCGTAGACGATTTCTTGATAATACACCCTACGCTTCTTCTCGTCATCAAGACGGGCGCGGATGTCGGCTACATACGCCGCAGTATAATATTCCACCGCCTCACCTAGCCCGTCGGTCGCTTGAATAACGGTAGTCGTATCCCCGCCCTGCTCCTGCGCCTTACCCGCTTTATACCCTTCGCAGTATAGGTGCGGTTTAGCCTTATTATTTTTCTCGACAGTCTCCGGGGACATCATCCGCGCCGCTTTTTCAAGGTCGTTGAGTCGGTCGTGAATACAGGCAAGCGACCCGCTTTGAAGTTTTTCCGCCCGCCGCGTCCATTCAATGAATTCGGCAATCTCTTCCCACGTATTGAACAGTAGTCTTGTCCGCTTTCTGCTTTCGATAATCGTTTTCATGTACTCTTTGATGCTCATAGATTCGCCTCCTCAAGCGAAATAAATAACGCTCGATAATAACCTATCGTTAGGTTTTTGTCAACTATTTTTATACCGCCGGACGGGTGACGGCTCGAATCTGATTCTTAAACCTGCTCTCCCGTGTGAAGACGCCATACCGCAGGGCGTCCGCCGCGTGATCGTCAACCTTCATCGGTGCATCATGTCCCGACGCCGACGCCTTCGGAGACCACCGATAGGAACCGATCTCGTCGAGGAGACGCGGACACCCGGTCCGGCTGATCCGTATCCGCCCTTCGGCAAGTCCGGTCTGGACTGCCTTGATACCGTCGAGGACTTCGTTGTCGGCCTTCGTCACCACGAACCCCGCCTTCGTCACTTCTGCAATAAAAGAGGTTGCCGACGGATCGACGACGAGGCGCACCGCCTTCTTATCGTATCCATGTTTTTTATAGAACGATTCGAGGTCGGCCCGGTATTCGCTGTCCGTCTTTTGGAAGCCTTTCTCCCTGCTTGAAAAGTAGATTTCATGCTCGACGCAATACACCCCGGCCCGGATTGCGATATCGAGCGCGGCGAACGGGTTCGCGGTTCCGTAGTCTATCGAGACGAACCGCTCCTCGACTGCGGCGCCACGCTTTTCCCATGTATCGAGTTCGTTGCCGGTCCCCGAATACATATCGTAGACCACACCTTCGGCGGCGACCCATAACCCTTTGACATACCGGAGCCGGAAAGTCCCGACATAGAGCGCCTCATAGCGGCGCCGGATTTTAGCGTTGAGGCTGAGGTTGTCGTCCATTGTGAAGTGAAGATATAAGAGCCGCTTCGCCTTCGCGTCGTTTATGAACTTGATCTTGAACCAATGCCGGGGGTGTTCGGGGTTACTACAGAACCAGAACTTCGACCCCTTCACGCTACAGCGGGCCAAAGCCTGTTGAACGAATGATTCCGGCATCAAGGGAACTTCGTCGAAGAATATCCCCGCCAGCGTCCGGCCCTGTATCGTGTCGGCACTTGCTTCGTCTTTACCGCCGAAGAGTTCAAATGTGTTGATCTTGTCCCGCCACCGGATAATGAGGAGGTTCCGGGAGTACGCTTCTTTGACGGTATACCCGCCACGCGCCCGGAGGATTCGCTTCAGAGGCTCGACGACATTCATCCGCAGGGAACCGATCGTCTTCCCGCAGAGGGCGAAGAGTTCATTGTCGAAACTGTTCATCGCCCAATCAACGAACCCGAAGGCGAAACTGATCGTCTTCCCGGACCGGATAGACCCGTCCCCGATTATGCCGTCGAACCGATCACCGGCCGACCGCCACCACGACATCGCTAGGAATTGCTTCTCGCTGATATCCGACCAGCGGAACGGCGGTTCCTTGAGTTTTTTCACGACGGCAAGGGCAGACGCCCCCGGAGACGGTTTTCGTTCAGCCTTGACCGCCGGACAGATTCGGAGCAGTTCTTTTTCTTCGAGCCGGATTTCGCGCCGGGTCTTCGTCCGCTGTCTTTCGGGTTTTCGCGGGGTCATTCTTTCGGATCGACGCCGGGAACGACATCGCCTTCGATCACCGTCCCCCGGCTCAATACCTTTTCAGCCGCCGCCGTCATCTTGTCCTCGAACCCGTCGGGGAGGAACGGACCGTCACCACCACCGCCGAGGATACGAAGTTTCTCCTCCTCAATCTGCATCGCCCGCGTGTATCGCTGAATATCGAGGGACAGTCTTTCGACCGCCAGTTTATCGAGACCGAGGAGCGAGGCGACCATCTTCATCGCATTGAGGGCCGAAGTCGGGTCCGATACCTTGTTCGCGGACGCGATATCGAACGCCATGTCGATAAGCCGCCCCCGTGTCGCGGAGGGTTCGAGGTCTCCGAGTTCCTTGAATCGTTCAAAGGCGCGGGTCCAGTATACCCGGATTTGCGGTTCGGTGACGCCCCACGCTTTCGATACTCTTTCGACGATATCACCATAAGCGAGATTCGGATTCCCGGCGATCATCTTTTGAATCACACGGGCGCGGCCCTCCACCGTCTCCGGTATCGTGAACCCTTTCTCCTTTGCCTGTGCGATTATATCCCGGTCGATCTCTTTATCGACGCTTTGATCTGCGGGAGGTCTCCGAGGTATCGGGCGCCGGGGTTCTTTCACTGTCTTTGCGGGGGTGACCGTTGCCGGGGCCGCGTCTGTCCGGGCCGGGGAGGTCTCTTTCACGGGCGCGGGCGCGGGCGCTGGCGTGTTACGCTTTGCGGCGGTCGGCTTTCCCTTCTTCCTCTCCGCTTCCCTTGCCGCCCAAAGTGCCCGATTTTCTTCGCGCTTTTTCTGCCGTGCCGTTTGAACCATGAGTCAGTCGCCCCGGTCCCCCTCTGCGTTCGGTCATCCGCCCGTCGAGTAGAACGCTTCTCGAGTTATCAGTATTCAACGATCCAATGCCGCCAGAGGATACAGATATGCGCGTAGTACCGCTTTTGATCGAACTCCTTGTCCTTCGCCCGGTACGATATACGGAACAGCAGTACCGCGAAGACGCGCCACAATACCAGCGCGAAGAAAGGGAAGCCGGGATCGACGCGCTCATTCGTTGTCCGGGTGACGACGAACCGCCGCGCCTGTATGCCGACATTCTGCTTCGGTATCCGCTTGAGGTTATGCTGGCGACAGCGTTCGCAGACATAGATAAGGTCTTCACCAGGGACGCGGGACTTTGATCCCTTCTTCGGTGTTCCGCATTGAGGACAGTTTACGGCATCGTAAGCGGCCCCCGGTGGCGGGACATGGTAGAGGTTCATCAAGGTCTTCGGCGCTTCGGGTTTCTTCGGCCCTCTCGCCTTTTGGGACATCGGCACTACTTCGGCCTTCGGTGTTCCGGCGCCGGTCGGGTTCTTGTCTTGTTCGGTCTTCATCGGTTCAGCCTCCTCGGTTATTTGGGATTCCTTTCCGTCCGCTCGATAGCGGTTCCCTTCGATTTCTTATTGTTGAAAGAGCCGAGACGCCACCACCCCGGCTTATTTTCAACCGGCTCGACATCATGCAACGCGACGGCGTAGAGCGTCGAATAATCGGTTGTCGTTCCCCTCCGCGTTCCGTCGTCGTTATATGTCGGCCGGGACGCCGCGCAAAAAACGGAGTTCGCCCGTTCATCAACGCCGACAACGGCATCCGCCAGCCCGTCAAGAATGAGGACATCCCCCGCCTTGATTGCATCGGTTTTCTTCATGGTGCTTTTCTCCTTTTCTGTTCGTCTTCTTTCGCCTTCCGTTCCCGCTCGACCACGCGATCTATTTCATCGCCATATCGCGAGACTATGATCTCCAACTGTTCGGAATGAGCCATCACCCCCGACAGGTTGCGGAGGAGAGCCCCGACATTCGCCCGCATTTCCTCCGACGCCGAATCGAACGCCGCCGGGAAGGGGAACACCTCAAGGGTAGGCCGTTCAACCGTCGCCGCCTTCGCCGGGTAGACGAAGAAGGTCTCGGTCCGGGTCTCTATCACCGGCGCCGGACAGGTGCGACACCCGCCGACGAACCCAAGTATAAGAAGCAGGGAGGATATATATATCCCCCTGCTGATACTTGACCGTTTGTTCTTCATTTCGCCCCCTCGTTTTTCAGTTCATCGTAAACGCGGCCGGTTTCTTCATGCGTCGCCTGCTTCCCGGTGAAGTCCTGCCAGCGCTTTACGATGACATCGACATACAGCGGGTCGAGTTCCATCATTCGGCAGACGCGGCCCGTCTTTCACAGGCAATGAGCGTAGATCCGGAGCCGCCAAAAAGGTCAAGAACAAACGATCCGGGGAGTGAAGAGTTGTTCACAGCGCGTTCGACAAGTTCAATCGGTTTCATTGTCGGGTGAAGTTCGCTGTTGCGCGGCCTCGCAATATTCCACAAGTCCGATTGCTTCCGGTCTTTCAGTTCAACACGGCGAGGCCCATCGTTGCGCCAACCATACCATATCGGCTCGTACTGCGTGTGGTAGTCTTTTCGAGATAAAACGAGCGCGTCTTTTGCCCATATTATAGTGCTTGACCAGTGAAAATACTTTCGAAGTTCATTATCGACAGACGGCCATTCTTGCGGCGACATTACAAAGTAAACGGGGGTGCCTTTACTACACGCCGCCACGAACGCCGCCACGAACGCCGCCCATGAATCTTCGTCCATGTGGTCGTTCATTATTTTTCGAGGCTTATATCCTTGTTTATTTCCTTTCTCAACGGCACCATAGTTGACATTCCACGGCGGGTCGGTAAAGACCATGTCGGCTTTCTTCCCATCCATCAGCCGTTCGACATCGGTGATGACGGTGGAGTCGCCGCACATCACGCGGTGCTTGCCCAACAGCCACACATCGCCTTTGACGGATACCGGAACCTTCGGCGGCTCCGGTACAGCGTCGGGGTCGGTCTGACCTTCCGTCGGTGCTTCTGTTTCTAAAAACAGTTCTGAAAGTGCTTCGGCATCGTATCCAACCGCGTCGAAATCCTCCATCCCGAAGTCATCTCGAAGCGCCTCGATCTCCATCTTCGCAAGTTCCGGGTCGATACCCGTCAACGCCGCGAGACGGTTCTCCGCCAGCCGGAGCGACTTTATCTTCGCCGGGGAAAGGTCGGTGATCTTGACGACCGGGACTTCTGACATCCCAAATTTCTCCGCCGCTTGCACCCGGCCGTGTCCGACCACGATCACGCCTTCCGCGTCGGTGTATACCGGGAACCGGAACCCGAACTCCTTGATCGACGCCGCGATCATCGTCACCTGTTCCGGCGTGTGCCGCTTCGCATTGTTAATGTATGGAATGAGGTCCGCGATCTTCACCATCACCGGGACATCTATCGCGGGCGCGGGCGCAACGGTTTTCTTCGACATCATTTTCCCCATGTAAAAAGACTGTTCGCGGCATCGACCAGCGGGTCACAATCGACCGGCGTCACCGGGGCGCCTCCGTCCGGGCATGAAGTATCTTTCGGACACCTCGCCACCGCCGCATCTATCAGCCGCAAGCGCTCGATCTGTTTCGCGCATATCGCGAACGCTTTCGCCACATCGGACCCCGCCCTTGCCGTTGCCGCTTTCGCTTCTTCAACCGCAGACGACAGCGCGGCCCGGTCCTGTTCCCCTCTTTCGATAGCGGCCCGGAATTGTACGGCCGCGCCTTCGAGCCGGGTTATCTCCTCCGCCTGTTCGCGGATATCGGCATCCCTTGACGCCACCTTGCCATAAAGCGACGCGATCCATATCCCCGCCACGACTACCGCCACCACCGCGACAACGGGGCGCCAGTTCCGTTTAACGAAGTCCCACGCCTTGCCGCCGAACCCGCCGAGGACCGACCATATCAATTTCCCTATTCCTGCACCCATCATTCACCCCCGTCGTCATTTTTCTTTTTGTCTTGCCGCACCGCCCAAAGACCGCCGATCAAAAGGACGGCAATCAAAACACAGGTAACAAGCGCCGACAGTTTATCGGAACCGAGTTCAAAACCTTCGAACATTATCGGCCACCGCCGAAGTCGAGAACGCGGACCGCCGCGCCGTCGGCTTGATTCATCGCCGCGACGATCTCCGGGTATATCCGTTGATATGCGACGCCGCTGTCTCCGAGATATCCATTGCCGACCATCGGGTTATTGATCCGGTCCCCGACACCGATACAACCCCGCGTTTCAACCGCCGTGTTGAGGATATGAAAATACACGAACTCGAAGCCGGGGACATCGCGGAGCCAGATCATCCCTTTATGCCACGCGCCGAACTTCCGGCTATAGTCGTCGTGCATCTTCCCTTCACGCCGCAGGGCGAGGCGATACAGTCCCGCAGGGATACGGGTCTCGCCGGGAACCTTCACCCGTTGTGGAAGGTCTTCCAATGTAAAAGCCTTAACGACGGGGACGCCGTCGCTGTCGCCCGTCATCACGCCGAGGGTAGAGTCCCGGCCAGCGGGGAACCTGTAGACCGTGAGGATCATTTTTCGTTCCCTGCGCCCACGCCCGCGAGGATAGCGTTTTTCGCATTGATTATTTTGTTGACTTTATTCGCGCCGACGAAGACCGCCGAACCCGCGATCCACCACGGAAACATCGTCGCCCCGGTGTCGAGATTCTTGAACATGAAGAACGCTTGAAACACCGACAGGACGCTGAAATATATCAGCGTCCGATAACCCGCGAGAACTTCTTTCGTCGCCATCACTTCGCCCCCTATTGAGTCAGCCTTGAAAGATTCCGTTTCTGACGGACCTGTATCCCCGCCATAGTCAGCGCGTCGATCAAAAGAAAGACCTTCCCGGACGGCGGTTCTTTGAGTCCGTTGTTTCCACTATCCGCCCCGATATTGACGAACTTCGCGCCGGACATCTTAACAACCGCGAACAGTTCTTCAACATCGAAATCGAGGACGGGTTCAATCGTGACGAACTTCTCTCCGGGGAATAGCGACAGCGCCGCGCCGCGCCGCAAGGGGTCCGGAGCCGCTCCCATGAACTCCGCGAAGAACCGATTCGATTCTATCGTCGTTCCGACAACGGCGTCAACCGTCGGGTATTCCGCGAGGATCGCGACCATCCGTCCGGGGTTCTTCGATTGAAAGATATATCGGTTGCCGGGATACTTCCGACAATGGTCGAGCGTCGCCCGTATCCATTCCGCCGGGATATCAGCAGCGAACATATCACACGACGACCCGACGAATATCGTCTTCCCGGACTGTAGGTCGGTCTTCAATTCCTTCGCGTCGAATCGCGCCGGTTTCTGTTCTCCGAATCGCTTCATGTAGCAGTAGGAGCAGTCGTGCGGACACCGGCCTTTTATGGCGTTCCAAGTGTCTGTCACCCACGCATACATATTTCCGCCGGACGGATTTAATGTCATGTCTTCGCCCCGTTGTAATCCGCTTCAAGACAGCCGTCACACCGACGCCCGTCGTCGATCTCCTCTCCGAAGAGTTTGCAGAGGGGGACGAGTTCGCGCCCCATCGCCTTGTAAAGAATCCGGTCGGTGAGGAACGGACATCGATCCGCGCCACGCTTGCAAAATTCTTTGTTATCGCCGAATGATTTAATCCCGATCAATACGAATCTTTTCATCTGCCGTCCCTCGTTTCGTCCGTAAGAATAGCAAAATCAAAACGGTATGCAAGAAAAATTTACTTTGCGCCTGCGTCAAAGATCGTCGTCTGCTTCTTCATCGCCGCCCGGAGTTTCTTCGGGTCGGTCTTCCGCAGTATCGGACAGCCCTTCATCGACGCGACAGCCTCTTCGAGCATCTCGAAATACCGCGCCGTCGGTTTCCCGTCCGCACCGACCGCCGTCCTGCCGCCGGTTCCGAATGAGTCGCGTTCATACGCCGCCCGAAGCGCCCGCCGTTCCTTCATTCCCATCGTCGCCCCCATCGGTTAGTCAAACAACCTTTCTTGATTTTCGTCACCTTTGCCCGATTCTATTTCCGATCTTCCCGTCAACCACCATTCGAGAACATCTTCGCCAGACGCCCACCGGATATCCAAACGGCGCTTTTTCAGTCGGTCGTTCATTTTATCAAAGGCCCGGATATAAAGCAGTTTATACTTCGGCCATCGTTCAAGAGCGGCCCTTCGTTGCTTCTCCCCTTGAAACGGACAAGCGATACACCCCAATCGAGAAAAACCTTCGTTATAAAGAGAACAGGATTTCACGCCGCGCATTTTCAAGAATTCCCATACTTCCGCCGCGCTCCAATCAATTATGGGGTGAAGGTGCGTTCGGCCTTTTCCTTTGTCGCATCGTTCGACAAGTCGCCGCTTCGATCTGGCGACGCTTTCTTCCCATCGGATACCCGTCACCACGAACCGACCATCGCCGCCGGTCTCTTTGAGATATTCGCAACAGTACCGAGCGACCCGCGTCGGTGGCATCCCTTTTTTGACTATCAGTTCCCACATCGTGAATCGGGGAAAATCGAACTTCACCGACGGATATTCCCGCTTTATATGGAGAACGAGTTCCGGCGGATCGACTGTCGTCACATGATAGTGTGCGTCAAATTTCACGCCCGACATCGTCGCGAGTTCAAATATCGCCGCCGAATCTTTGCCGCCGGAGAACGCAAGAAAATATCCTTCCGGCGGTTCAAATTCTTTTATCCGGGCGATTGCGGTCGCCACCTTGTCCCGCGTCTCGCCGAAGACCGTTTGTTCAACCAACGCCACGCCGCGCCCCCCTCTGTTAATGTTTCGCCCGTTCGTGGATATCGTCGGCGATTCGGTAGAGAATCGTCGTCACCTTCGCATAGCCGATATTCAGTTTCACCTGTTCGGCGTTCGTCACCCGTTCCCCCTCCCGGCGCCGGATGAAGATATCGTTCACCGGGGCGAACAGTTCTTCCATTTCCGACCACGCCTCGACGATCTTCTTCCACTTCGGGAACGCCTTCGCCACTTCGGGGAGACGCGGACGCCACGCGGGGAACCGTTCGAGGAGCCGGAAGCACCGACCGAAGTCGTCGGCATCGAGGGGATACGCGCCCCGGCATCCTTTCAGCGACCCGCTGGGTTCCAGCGTCATCACGGCGTAGATCGTCTTTGACGATTCCCCGGTATCGGTTCCGAGGAGCCACGCTTGCGGACTGTCGGTCCCGTACCGCGCCGCGATATCGGCGTCAATTATTTTCTGCCACGCCCGGACATCCTTCTCCTTCGAGCAGATCGCCAGCGTCGCACCGAGCGCCGCGGCGACACCGAACGCCACCACCGCACCTTTCCCCGCGAGCCTGTTTATCGCGCCGAGTTCATCGCAGGGGATCGAGCCGAAGACCGCCCACCCGTATTGACGCCGCTCGATCCTGTAGACCGGAAGTTCTTTCAATGTCATGGCTTCACCTCGCTTTTCTGTTGTCGGTCAAACATCACGATAGACCCCGCAACCGCAACATTCATCGAAAAATCACCGGGCAACTGGACTATTGCGTGACACTTTACAAGCGCGTCTTCTGAAAGGCCGTGAACTTCTGCGCCAAGTAAATACACGCAACGCTCCGGGTGGCTAAAACACGATATTTGCACAGCGCGGTCGTCAAGTTCTACCCCAACAAGTCGCGCATCGTATGGTAGTGCTTTGTAAAACTCCTCAAAAGTATCGTAGTGAAAAAGCGGAATATGGCGATACGATTTCATAGTATCACTGCACTGCTTTTTGTATCTGCGACCTATAGTGAATATATACTGCGCTCCGAACAGCGATGCAGACCGCCAAAGCGTTCCGACATTCATTTCTGTTTTCCCGTTTTCTATGCCGATA